TGGCCTCGGTGTAGTTCATCCAATCGCGCAAATCTGTGATGCAGTTCAAGAACACTGTGTTTTGAAATTCCTCATTGTATGAGGCGCTTGCACTGTCAATTTTGCCTTGGAACAATGTCACCCATGTTGTCGGCGCGGTGTCCGGATTTGGGCGGACACGAATGCGCACCGGGGTGCCTGAGCGTATTTGTGTATTGTTGAATGGGTCAAAATCCGGGTTGGCATAAACAACAACCGCGGTGGCCGGTTCGGGCCGCAAAAATCCTTGATCAACTGCAACACCGTTAGCAATGGTTACTTGTGCGGCACTGCCTGTAATGACTTGCCAATCCTCGGTGGCGGTGCCATCCTGCCACTTGTCACCGTCATCCCATCGGGTGACACCCCAAATGAATGTGTCGGCCGCGTATGTGTAAATGGCAATCTCAACATCATCCGCAAGGGTGAAAACATCGTTAGCCATTGAACAACAACTTTCGGCCGGTGGTGCGCTCATAGGCCTTGATGGCCGCAACGATTTCGGCCGCGGTCATGTTGGCTTTGTTGATGTTGATGGTGTAACCCATGGCCGCGGTTGCGGCACCGGCTTGCATTCCATACTTGCCTAGGCCCGCGGTTAGGGTGTTGAATTCGCTCAACTTGCCCGATGACAAAAGGCCCTGTGCCACTAGTGCGCCTTGCATTGGCCCTAGTGCGGCAATGCGCGCGCGGGTTTCACTAGTTGCACCGCCGGCCTCTAGGCGTTTCATTAGGCCGGGTAGTTTCTTGGCGTAATCGTAAACCTTACGCATTTCTCTAAGCAAGCGTTCGGCACTAAACCGGTTGCCGCTTTCGTTGAACCCAAACGCTAGGTCAATGCTTTCGCGGAATTGTTGCCCAAAATCTTTGATGGTTTGCATCAAATCGTTTAGGCGTTCCTTTTCCTTTTCGGCAAAATCGTCTTGTGTTTCGTTTGCCTCAACCCATGCAAGGTTGAGTGCTTTCATCTCGGCCATGCGGGCGTTGATGGACCGGTTCACCTTTAGGGTGTTGGCAATGATCTTGTTACTGCCAACTTCGTATTCAAAACCAATGTCGGCAATCCACCCAAAAAATTGAGCGAGAACATTCACAATTTGGCCAATACCTGTGGCAAGCAATGTGACCGTTTTGACTAGGTTATCAAGAAACTTTTCGCCATCCGGGCTAGTGATCCACTCGGCAAACTGTTCCAATAATGGCAAGAATGCGGCACCCATTTTTTCGGCCAGATCGCCAAAAATAACTTCAATGCGTTTCCATGGTGATGCGTCTGCCATGACTTCTGCGGTCCCGCCAAACACTTCACCCAAATACTTCACCGGGTTGGCCACTTTCTTTAGGCCTGGTATTAGTTTGGTCAATGCAGTGTTGTTGCCGCCTAATGCTTTCGCCATGGCGCTTGCCACTGTGTCAAGGTCCTTGCCATAGTATGCGGCCACATCGGTTGCAACGCTTAGGGCCTCAAATGCGGCTTGGTTGTCCTTTACCGGAACCAACAATTTTGCGTAGGCGTTTCTAAGGTCATCATCGGCCACACCGGTTGCGAATTGCATCTTTTGGATTTGCTCATCCATGGCCTTGATCTGCGCTTCATTCGCGCCGGTGAGGCGGTTCATTGACAAGGTTAGGCGGGCCAAACTTAGGTTGTCCTCATCGGCGGCTTTTGAAAACTTTGTGAATGCAGTAATGGCGGCGGCAATGCCAACACCTTTGAACAATCCCTTGAGTGTGGAATTGGTGCGCTTTAGGCGGCCGCGCATTCTCTCAAGGCGCTTTTCGGTTTGCTTGAGTTTCTTGGCAAGGTCCCTATCATCGCCAACTAGGTTAACCCTAACTAGGGTGCTTGCGCTCATGTTAATAAGTCCTCAAGTTCGGTTGTTGTTCCCGCCTCATCGCGCACCTTGATGAATGCCATGAATTCGTTCACCGTAAGTTTGCGGTATTCGCTTGGCGGCATTTTGAAGTAATAACAAAATTGCGCCATCCTTTCGGCTTGCTTTGCGGCGGTTAGTCTTTTGGGTCTGCCTCATCCTCGCCACCACTCACCAAATCTAGGCTTGCATCAAGCGTAAGTTTGGCGGTTTCGGCATAAGTGAATGCAGGGTTTGTGCGTTTTGTCATGACATAAACAAGCGCCCTAAGCATCTTGCCCTTTGGCACTTTCGTGGTCATGATTTTGTCAATCATTTCCCCGGTTAGTTCCTCAATGGTTTCGATTTCCTCAAGGTTTAGGTCATCCCAATTCACATTCATTTCGATCCTTGTCTTGCTTTCGCGGTTTCTTGTTCAATTAGTTTGTTTAGGTTTCGGCGGTAGGTATCTATCACCTGTTGTTTAGTGTATCCTAGGGCATCACTCAAGAATGGTTGCGGCTCAATGTTGCGCTTGATGACCTTTTTTTTGGTCCGCAATGCTTGTGGACTTTTCCAATCTCGCGCCCATCCCCAATGGATAGGGTTTCCGTAAACCACCCTAGGGCCACCCGCAGTTACACGCGCACCATGTTTGGTGCGGCTTGGCTTTATGGTGGCCGCTAGGGCACCGGATTTGCGTGGAACGGTTACTTGGGCTTGTCTAACCACAATGCGGGCGCTTTCAATACCCGCTTGTGCAATGGCCTTTGTAGGCGTTCCAATGGCTTGTAGCGCCTTGATTGTTTCGTCTAGGCCAACAACCCTGACGAAACCATCTTGAGCGCGTTTAGCCATTTTAGGAAGTCTTGCGGGTAAGTCCGTAGAACACCGGCGGGGTTGCGCTTGGGGTGTGAACCGATGCATCAACCGATAGGGTGACTTCAAACTTGGTGACATCGCCGGCCTGCAACGAAATTGGCGGTAGGTCATCGAAAATAACCGATCCGGTCCAATGTGGTTGCGTGGTGCTTGCCGATGCGTTACCCGATGGGGCTAGGGTAAATGCAACTTGGGTATTGAAGTTAGTCCACAAAATCTGGTAAAGGCTTGTGGATGTCTGTGAGTAAAGGCCCGCAAGTCTAAGTTTCCACTGTCCACCGGTGCGGCTTTCATCGAAAGTGCGAATGTCACCGGCCATGTCCTCAAGGGTTAGTTCGATGCTTTCGCAGTCCGGCGCATACTCGGTGGCGTTGATTAGAAATTTGATGTTTTGGGCTTTTAGGCGCTGTGAAGTTGCCATTTTTTCCTTATAGGGTCATGAGTATGTTGATGGACACATTGGCCGCCAAATACTCGGTGTTGTTTGTTGCAAGTGTGTAAGGTGCCGCCACGCCGGTTAGTTGGACATACTGCAAATTTTGAATTGCGGTTAGCAAGTCTGCAATAAGTTTGTCTAGTTCCTCGGTGGCGGTTTCGTTATCGGCGCGGGCCGCAATGCAAACACATTCAAGTGCTAGCAAATACTCACCGCCTAGTGTGCCACTCGTGATGTAGGTTGAACCGCTAGTGATAACCACAATTGGTGGTGTGATGCGGCCCGGCACATATTCAAGAACATCAAGGCCGGCGTTATCCAAATCAAGTTTGAATTCTGCCTTTGTTGCTGTGATCTCGTTCACCTAAACTGCCCAATCTAAATAAGGCATTAGGATTTGCCGGGCCGCAACCATAGGGTCACTTCCAACACGAATGGGGCCACCACCGAAATCCGCAAACTGTGCAATTCCGTTTGGTGCGTTGCGTCTGTGAAACAGTTCGCTAGACACCATCAAAACTGATTGGTCTTGGATTTCGGTGGGGACCGTTGTAACAGTTCCAATGAATTTGGTCACTAAGGCTTGGCCCGCGGTTAGGCAACTTTGTGGGAAGTCACTTGCATCCTTGGTGCCAACATAGTCTTTGAATTCTTGAAGTGTTACAGCCATTTGTTTACTGCTTTCGCTTAAGCGGCGGTCACATCTAGTTTGACAATCGCACCCTCAAAAGGAACGGTTACAGCGGCATAACCATATACCGCGTAAGAATTCGTGAGAGTGCTTTGGCCAGAAATGTCATCCACCAATCTCACCGGCGCGCCGGCGCTTTCGTATAGGCGAACAGCGTTTGAGTTGGCTAGGTAAGCAACACCGCTTGAAAGGGTGGTGTCTACAACGATCGGCAAGCCGAAAATTGAACCGCTCAACTGTGGTGCCGATGCGTTACCGATGCTTTCACCGTTTGGTGCGCCACCGTCTAGGCGGACTAGTGGGCGGCCGGCGGTGTCTGCTACTGAAATCAGATACTTGTAGGCAACCGGGTCACACAAGATGAATTCAGGGGTTAGGCCTGAGTTTACCTTGATGTATTTCGCACCATCGGTGATGCCCTCAAGGATTGACTTGGCGGTTCCGCCATCTGCATCCATGACCTTGCCGGTCCAATCTAGGGCGGCTAGTGCGGCAACAACCTGTGCATTGGTTGCGCCCGCGTAAGCGATCGACATGGCCTGAAATGCGGTGTCTAGGTAAGGGACCGATGAGCGCTCAACCAATTGGCGGCTGAGTTCCGTTTGGCCCGAAAGGGTCTTAACTGCCGCGCTTGCGTTGTCAATCACAATGTTGCCCTGTGAAATTGCAGTGTTTTCGGTGGACTGAACGCCAACAGCGGCACCATTGGTGGTTACCTTGGCGTAATCAACGGTTAGGCCATCGGCAGGTAGGGTGCCCTTTGAGAACACATTCCATGCCGGGCGGTTTAGGTCAATTAGGTTGTTTACGAAACCGACCCAACCCGGTGCAAGGTAGGTGTCGGCGCTAGTTGCCGGCGCGTAGGTGCGGTAAAGTTCGATGGCGCGGTCATCACCGGTGGCAAGTGCTTTTGCAAACTCGCCCTGTGATCTAAAGGCCATGAACGATGGTGCAACCGGTGCGGCCGGGGTGGTGTTGGCTACAATTTCGCGGCGGATTTCTGCAATCTCATCGTGAAGTGAGCGAACATCGAATTCGGTGTTTTCCATTGGTTCACTTTCGTGGGTTTCGGCGGTTGGCTCATCCGCGGCAGGTGCCTCGGTTTCCTCTCGCACTTGGGTTATTGTGGCCGATGAGTAGGCCGGCCAGACAACCGCCGACACTTCGCGCAAGGCCACTAGGGTGCGCGTCACGATGTTGCCATCGCGAGTTTGCTCAATTGGTTCAAAACCAACTGAAAATTTGTTCAATACGCCCTCGCGCATGAGTTCAAGAACATCATTGCCTAATGCAGTGTTTGCGATCTTGGCGGTGATTTCAAAACCATGTTCGGTGTCGCGGCCCTCAATGACCTTGCCAATTGGCAACTCATCGTGTTGATGGCCATAAAAAATTTTGACATCCTCAACGGAACGAATAGCGCCGGGTGCAAATCTTTCAATGTATGCGCCACCAATGTTGGCATCCTCACCATAGGGCACTGCAATGCCGGTAATAGTGCGTTCCTCGGTGTCACCTAGTCTTAGTTCAACCTCGCGGGTTTCTAGTTCGGTCATGCCATGTTTTCCTTTTGTCTTACTTCCTCAACGGTCATCACCCCCCCTAGGTGGCCGGGTTTACCGATTTTCGACACGCCCAAAATTTGCGCGGTGTCAATACCACTAAAAGCCCTAGGGTTGTTGTATGGCTACATTGTGGCAAAGGCTAACCGGGCAAGCGCGAATTGAAAAGCGCCTAGCGCCGCCGCCTATCCCTACCCGGTCCAATTCAACGGTTTCGACATCTAGCGCCCTATCACTTACAAGTGTTTACCGCGCGGTGCAGATCATCGCAACACCGATTGCCAAGGCGCTACCGCTAGAAACCTACCGCTACGCGGGCGGCATGGAACAGCGCATCCAAAACCCGCTATTAGTCACCAACCCTAGTTTGAGCGAAACCCGCCGCGATTTTCTATTTGCAACGGTTACATCTCTAGCCCTTGATGGCAATGCTTTTTGGTTCAAAAGTTACGATAGCCGCGGCCTAGTCAATGACCTAACCCTTTTGCCCGCATCATCTGTTGGTGTGCGCCTAGACGGTCCAACCGGCATGAGTGGCGCAAAAGTATTTGACTACATGGGCAAGACCTACACCGGCGCAGACATCGAACACTTGCGCCTTTTCACCACTGCGGGCAACCTACGCGGTGTTGGCCCGGTCCAAGCCGCAAGCCAAGACATTTTGGCGGCCATAGATTTGCGCGATTTTGCGGCCACATGGTTTAGCAATGCCGGCATTCCAACCGGTGTTTTGCAGACATGCAAAACCATCAACAAAGAAATTGCGAATGAC